CTTGAGATCCCGCGTAGTCGCCGCGAGGGAGTCGAGCGAAGCATCGCCCTTCTCCGCCATCTTGATCTGCTCTGCCAGCGCCGACCGAAGGTTCCTTACGTCCTTCGTCAGTTCACCGATCGGACGAGTTGCCTTGTCCGTATCGGCGCGGAAGATCATTTCAATGTCGCGGCGACTAAGAGTTCCCGCCATCGGTGTATTCCTTCAACGTGGAGTTCAGAAGCGACTGTCCCTTCTTACCTCCGTGGACCGATACTTGGACGAGTTTGTCGTTACCCATCCGGAATGCTTCTTCGTGTCTAACCCGCCGTCGCACCATCTCGATTTCGGACCACACCTGACAGATCGGATATTGCGATGCTGCTACGTGGCCGTGCTGGATCAGGTAACTAACGTCCTCCCTTAATCCCCAATAGAAATCCGCTATTGAGTTGACTTGCCCGTCTGACGCGCCACTTCGCTGTTGGCTTCGACGACGCCCTTTCCGAGCGCGGCGAGTGACGCGATTAGGTTTCCCAAGCCACCGGCTTCTTCCAGCGTGAGCTTGCAGATCTCGGAGACGATCGTCAGTTGCAGGCCGATACCGAGTTTGATGTCGCGCGCTTCGGGCTCATCGGACGCGATGGAAATAACTTCCATCACCAAACCGGGGAAGTCCTTCACGACCGACAGCACGAATTGCTGAAGGTTGTTCGTTGCGAAGATGTCGGCGCGCTGTGCCTGATACAGGGCGACGGCTTTCGAGATCGGTTCCAGATGGTTCTGAAGCAACGCCGAGAAGTCGTCGAGGTTGAGCCCCCGAACAGCTACAGTGTTATCGTTCAACAACGGCACTATAGATCGGGGTGTAATGTGTTGGCTAAGTCCCACTGTGCGGTCCTCACAAGAAAGGGGCGACACCGGATGGTGCCGCCCCCTCTATGCCCCAAGTCTCCTTGGAGATCAATCAGACGGTTGCGACAGCCGACGCAGCCCGCTTGGTGATGTACTGGCGCTCGACAAGCTCATCACGCAGGAGGATTTCGAAGTTGAACGTCATGTTCTGCCAATCGTCACCCTTCAGGGCGAAGTCGCCATCCGGGGTGAGCTTGACATACGGCCAGTAATAATCGCGATTGGAACCGGTGGCGTTGTTCGCGATGAAGTGCAGTTCGCCTTCGATAGTCTCGCCGCGCGCGACGACGACATCTTCGACCGCTGCCGACACGCCGTAGTTCACTTCGATATCGCTGCCGTCAACGATGTCGTCGGCATCCGGCTTGATGTAGATCCGGCCGGTGCCATTCTCGACGAGGTAGGAATCCACGCTGACGTTGGCAAGCTCGACACCGCCCACGCCACGAACGCCCTGCGGCGTAACGTCGGTAACGCCAAGCTGATACCACAGCCCGCGCGTGACGCCTGCCAGCGTCTCGGTCACGTCCGCGCCGCCCGCCATGTTCGCACCCGACACCGTGCCGTTCGCTCCGGTGGCGAACGTCTTGGCGAGCGTCACGTCATTGCCGGCCGTGCCCGGATAGGTGGACTTCAGCGTGACAACGCCGGCCGCTGCCGTCGCGGTGACACCAAGCACGGGCGTATCGTTGATGAAGTTGGCGAGGTTGATGGCAGTCGCCCCGATCGTAGCGCCGATCAGGACTTGCATACCGACCGGGGCAGCCGCGACGAAGACGATATCGTTGCCGCCGATCGTGAACTTGTCGTTCGCAACCGGGACAGCGTTGGCGAGGGTGAGCGTGCCGCCTGCCGACGTGGACCCGGCTTCGACGCGCTTGACAAGCACGCCCCGGAACCACAGCGCCAGATTCTCCGACGAGATATTGTCGCACTGGAACGAGCCCGAAGAATCGTTTTGAAGCGTGACGCTCGCGTCCTTCACGCGGACGCCGGCATCGCTGTTGTAGTGATCCAGCGTGTCTTCGTCCTGCGACAGCGACAGTGCCGGCGTATTGCCGAAATAGCGCTGGCCGGCAGCGCGGCGAGTGCCGGGCTTAAACTGGCCGAAGAAGAGCCGGCCACGGCCGACGACATAATCATTGAGAACCGGGTCTGCCATCTTCATTCTCCCTTCAAGGATCAAGCGTAGGGGTTGCGAACATCTGTCGTGATCTCAACGATCAGCGGCAAATAGAACATTGATAGACGAGAAGCCGCTTCCTCACTCGGAGGCCTTACCACGCCCTGTCCTATGGTTAAAGAGGCAATATCTCCCCCCAATAGGTACAGCGGATCGTCGCGCATAGCGCCGTTCGGCAGTTCCGCGATGATGAGCGACAGGTGTTGTTCTACAGCCGCCTTCATCCAATAGGCAGGCGCACTTGGCTCTTCGGGATCATCTGTCGGCCAGCCCTGCACCAGCAACGTCCACGCCTCTTTGCGCTTCACGCCCTGTTCGGCTGCCTCCGATCCGACAACCGGGCGCGGGGCTTCAAGGACTGACAGGGTATTAGCTGTCTCCTTGGCGGTGATGACCGACTTCCCGATCCAAACCTTTGTGCCTTCGTATCCGGAAGTGACTTCCAGATGCGCGGCGAGCTTGCGCAAGATCCGAAGTTGCTTGGGCGCGCGCGGGCGCGGATCGCCTACACGGCTCACCGCTTCGATCAGGTAGTCTAGATCCACGTTATCAGCCATCGGATTGCAGCCTCGCGAATTGACGGAAGAACTCGGTTGCCACGTTATCGATGACGACGGGCGTCTCCGATTCCGCGACGTTGTTATTGAGGATCTGATCGACGCTCGGGCCGTAAAGCAGGACCACGTTGGCGTCGAGATGAACCATCTTCGACACGTCCTTGTTCAGGACCGTGCCGGGCGACAGGCGGACGGCTAGACCGACGTTCCCGCCGTCAAGGCTTGACCCGGCACGCAAACGTACCAGAAAACCCGTCCTGAAGCGCGAGGGAGCCCCGTTGCGCTTGACTTGGACCGAGACGCCCTTCGTGCCTATGGCGCCCGTTGTGGCGAACCGGGCAAGGCTCGTCGGCCGCTGGCGGGCAACGAGGCTGGCAACGAGGTTATCCGGGGTAGCCCGCTGATCCATCCCGAACCGTTTGTCGTCGAGATAGTCACGCGGGAAGTTGACCTGTGCGTTGATCGCCTTGCGGTACACACCAAGACCGGCAGGACCGCCGATGATGTCGTTCATGGCGAAGGCGGCAGCCTTGCGTGTGTTGCCCGGCGCCGCGTCAAGATAATCCTCTAGGCCGAGAACTTGAGCAAGATCGGTCGTGACGGTCATGCTAGCCGGGTTACGGTCCAATAGACATTGACAGGCCCATCGGGGTCCATCTGTTGGTCCAGAATAAAGGTGATGCCGTAACCGGGAATTTCGATCACGCCATTATGCTCAAGCTCAAGGTTCAGCGCGTCCAATTGGGGCTGGTTAAAGATCAGGCTCTCGACACCTTCAAGGATGGAGACGGCATCTGATTCAGCACTCGCCAACTTCAGCTTCGTCTTGAAGCGAACGGAAAGCGAAAGCCCCTCCGCCAATTGCTCGGCGGAGGGGGTGACGGGGGTGGCCCGATCGGTATAAATGCACGGTTCCGACATTTCAGCGTGAAGCGCGTTGCGTGCATCCAGCTTGATCTGGCCCATCGTCATTTAGATATCCTCGTCCACGTCGGCGTCGTCGTCTTCGTCGGCGTCGTCGTCTTCGGCGATTTCCTTGGGAGCGGGAGCCTGTTCGGCTGCGCTCTTGGCCTTCTTCGCCTTCGGCTTGACGGCCTTGTTAGCCGTGGCCTTCGCGTCCGTGGCGGAAGAAGCGGAATCATCGGACGTGTGCGCGCCTTCGACTTCCTCTTCGACCGACTCGTTGATCGGCTTGCGCAGCGCGCCGGGGTGCGCCTTGTTGATGTCGCGGATCTCGTCTTCGGTGAAATTAAACGACTTGTTGTGCGGCACCGGCTTGCGCTTGCCGTCACGAACGACAACGATGCTGGCGGTAGTTACGCGCTTCGGCATTTCCATTCCCTTCTTTGGAAGTTACTTCACAAAGCCTTCGGGGCGGGATGCTGACCCGCCCCTACTAGCTTACTGACCGTCGCTGGCGACGATCCGGAAGGAGTTATCGACATTGGCGGGCACCATGAGCGGAGCGGACTGCGACATGGTGTAGGTGAGGCTCGGGTCCTCCTGATCCCACATCTTCGGGAAGATGGGGATT